ACCGCAACATGAGTGTGATCCGTAAAGTACGTAATAAACGAATCATGCTCATTAACTGTATGCTCTCGGAGTGTGAAACTTATATTCGCCTGTTTTTTGTCGTAGTAATACTCATGCAGAACACCGTTTGCATCTGTCCAAGAAGAAACCAACCTCTTCTTGTTAGATGCACTCCATGTTCCACGTGACATTATTACGTTCGGTACTATAACACCATTTATTTTCAATCTATAACCATTGTAAGCACTCATTAAACCGCTCCTGTGATTATCTTGTTCTTAATCTCTTCTTGCTTAACCAACTTGAATATTCTGTACGGATCATCAATCGTGATATGTGCCGTTGTGTCATTCATTGCACTAATAATCTTGTTGGTGCATTCAATCAGGATGTCCGTCATGTCTCCGCCTGTAAGTGGCTGAACGCTCGCCCCTGTTGGAAGATTCAAGACTTCTGGACCTTGCTCACCGACTATAACAGAACCGCTGCCTGTTATCGTTCCACCTTTTGCAAGCATCGGAATCTGTGGCAATGCAAGTGTATTACCGCCAATAACCGGCACCCAATCAGGAATATCAATAGACAATGCAGAGAACATTGAATTGATACCGCCTATAATAGCGTTAATCGGCTTTTTAATGGCTTCAACGACTCCTTCGATAAATGCGACCATATCTGTCCAAAAGTCTTTAATTTCGCCTATTGACGAACCGACAACATCAATTATTTTCGTAACGACATTAACAACAACCTTTGCAACCTCTGTAATAATTGGAGCAATGGCTTTTATCAATGATATCAATGGCGGAAGTATCGTCTGTATCAACTCAACTAATGGCGGAAGAATTTGAGCGATTAAATCAGCAAAAACAGGAGCTAGATCCTGCATCATAGATTGAATCATTGGCATATTATCAACCAATGTCTTCAGCAACTCATTCAAGACAGGCATCATGGCAGATCCTAGACTCGTTCCAAGAGCCTTAACAGAATTTTCCATGTCGCTCATTAAGTCTCCGAATTCAACACCGCCCTTAACAGCATCTTCTGACATAACCAATCCAAGTTCATTGGCTCTGTCTATCAATCCATTGAAACTCTCTCCACTTTGTTCAATCAACGGACTCATCTGATAAGCGACCGCTTCACCGAATAGATCTGATGCAGCAGCAGCTCTCTCCTCTGCCGTTTCAAGACTCATAATAGAATTAATGGCATCATCAAAATTAATGCCTGTTCCTTCAAGCTTTTTGGCTGCCTTTTCAAGCGTTGACATTTCAACACCGCTCTGTCCGGCTGCATAAGCCAACTCTTGATATCTTTCCGCACCAATTCCCATTCTGATGGATGCTTTGTCTATCTCATCGGCTGCGGATGCTGTACTTTTGGCATTGTTTATCATGACTCCAGATATGGCAGCGGCTGCTCCTACTGTTGCAGCTCCGATCTTGCCGACCGTCTTTGCACCCTTGCCAAGTTTATCAGCCATTGATTCGGCTTTTTCTGTTGTCTTTGACATACTCTTGTCAGCATCGTCTGTGTCAACAAATACCTGTCCAAGTAGTTTGAATAATACGTTTCCGCCTGAAGCCATGTTTAAAACCTCTTCATCATCTCTTCAACATCATTTAAGATGTCTTCAGAACTTCTATGATCGTCAATTAGTTTCTGCTTGATTCCGTTTTTGAAATCAGCAAAAGACATTGTTGATTGATATCCAACAACCCACCTAAAAAACATCTTGTTGTCATCTTCATCATCTGATGCAAACTTGATAAGCTCATAGCCATCCATGAACGGCATCAACATTATTTCGTCTGCGTTGTGATATCGTCTCTGTACTAAATCGAAATGTTTGATATCATAGCAGAGACTGATTGAAAAAAACTTTTCATGTCGTTTTCTTCATAGATTTTCTTTAAATCAGCAATTGTATCTTCAATCGGCTGATTCTGGATCTCTTTTGGTTGCTTCTCGCATATACCGCCAAGAAGCTCATAAAAATCCTTTTCTGCATTTCCATCAGAAACACATTCAATAACATCAAAAAAAAGACGCATTCCAAACTTTTCAATGTCTACCTTTTTGAAATCGCCTTTTCCTTCTTCATAATATTTCATCAAGACTTCTTTAATTGATGTATGCTTGATGAGTCTTGCCATCTTAAACGCATCTTGTGTGTTTATCTTTCTCATAATATGCCCACCTCTATTATCTTTTTATTACGGAATCCAAATCTTGAACGGAGCTTTATCAAGCTCTGTTGTGTCGTAATGTCCGTAGAATGTCATTGCTATTGTAGCTTCGTTTTTGTCAGCAACTGTCAATGTCAATCCGTCTGTATTCAAAGCGTTGAATACCTGAATGATAACAGGATCATCTTCGCCTGATATCTTGCCAATCCAAGTGATATTATTAAGATAATCGGTCACTTCGATGTCATTGTTGCCCTGAATATCTGTATATCCATCAATAGGAGTCGCTGTCTGTCCGACTGTGTGCTGTGTCTCTGTAACTGATGCCAATGCATAAGCAAGAACATTCTTATTTACCTCAAGAACTGTTGCCTTGATGTAGATATCCCATGCATCATTAACTTCAAGTCCTTTTGCTCTGCCTTTTACTCCGTCAACTACTATCTGACGAACTGTCATAGCTGCTTTAAACTCTCCACCGCCCCTAGTAGCTCCCAGAAGCTTTGTTGCTTTTGCTGATTCGTAAGTGTCCGTTGTAGGATCAAAATTAACGAAAAAAGCTCCGGCATCAAGAAGCAAGCTATCAGCAGTATTGGCATTAAAACCTGTGTATGTCTTCATGATTATTCTCCTTTCACAGAATATCGAATCATAAACTTTTCTCTTGTGCGTTTGATTGCTGAATCAGTATCATCAATATGACTCCGCTCACCATCAAAACATCTAAAACCAACCATCGTATCATCAAAATATTGAAATTTTAACTTCCTCTCGACTTGATCCATAATGTCATCAACTCTGGAATAGGTTTTGTATCTATCCCATGCATTGACTTCAAGATATCCGGCATAAGGAAACTCATCAGCAGAACCTCTTGAAACCTCGCAAACAATGTAGGGATATGTTGCGCCTTCAGGAGCTTCATCAGAATAAACTTCAAAAGAACTCCCTTCTTGTAATGTCGCTTTTATTAAGTTTCTCAATGCTACTGTTGCTGATGTATTAGCCATCATTCTTCTCCGTCAATCTCTGTTTCTGATTCATCAATCAATGATTCGGGATCTCCGCTGTCAATAGCGGATAAATATTGCGATTCTATCTGTATGATTGTTGAGATGTTGTCTTCAACCGCACTTTGCAGAAGTCCAAGTTTTCTAACATTGCTCGCTCCAACTTCTTGGAAGAAGCCGTAGAAACCTTTTATGCCTTTTAGTCCTAGATCAACTCTAGGATACATTGTGTTTTCAGAAGACCATATTTTCGCACTTACGGCTTTTCCTGCATCTCCTGAATATTTCTTAAAATGCTCATAGAAATTCTTTTTGAATTCTGCCCTGACGAACTTTGCAACATCTCGCAACGCTCCACGACACAATTCTTTTATTGTCCACTCACAATAATCAATATTGTTTGTAAACTCTATTCCGTTTTTTGTAACTTTAGTAACACTTTTAGGAGCTGGCATCTCTTACACCCCCATAACAGGTAATTTCAATGCTGTCATTCTGCGGAATGTATGTCTTCAAGACTTTGTAACGTATGCCACTAAAGATGATCTCTTCTTGTCCGTCATAATCTCTTGAAGTGGTTAACACAAATTTAATCTCTGGCTTAAATCCTGCTGTCTGTGCCTGATAGAATTCAGTTTGTCCAATGCTTCTACATTCTGCATAGACATTCTTTCTTACTTCCGACAAAACATCATCGCCATAATCATCCTTTGCCCCTGTGTTTTCGTATGAAACTAAAGTGATAACATTCCACTCTTGCATTGTGTAACCTCTTTATGTCGTTTCCGTGTTATAAAGTGAACTCATACTCATTTGAGCTTTCTGTTCATCGTATGAAGCTTTTAACTTGTCATAATCTGCCGGACTTCCCCAATTCAAACGGCAATATGTGCAAATCGCTCTGATAACAAGAGCATCCGTCTGAAGCGTGTTGATAATTCCTGCAAGTCCTAGATCTAGAATTGCTGCATTTATCATGTCGGATAATTCCGAATCAAAATCATTTGTAGTTATCTTCAATGCGACTTTGACTTTCTCAAGCATTTTCTTTCTCCTAAATAATCGCCAACCGCAGATATAAATCCACGGCTGACGATATCAATCATATTAGTTGATATAAGCTGCTGCCCTAACCTTTCTTAAGCAACCTTCTGCTCTGCAATATCCTGCGATATTGAAGCAAGCGTTCTTTGCGTCTCTCTCGCTCTCGATCATTGTGTCCTGAATAACATTCAGCACGAACTTTGAAGGATCAAGAACTGTTACTTTGGTTGCAGCGTTATCAAGCTTAACTTCACATCCAAGAGCACCGCCCATGTTAAAAGGTGAACCCTGTCTGATTGCTCCAACGATCTCAAAGTAAGATGTTGAAGGAGCATAA